ATGGTGGTCGGCGGGCGCGGCTCGGGCAAGACGCGGCTGGGCGCCGAATGGGTCAATGCGCTGGTGCGCGGCTTCCCCGTCTCGCATCCGTCCGACAAGCTGGTCGACCTCGTCTATGCGCTGAAGGCCGGCTACCGCCAGAACGCGCACTGGGTGATGAACCGCAAGACTCAAGGCGCGATCCGCAAGTTCAAGGACATCGACGGCAACTATCTGTGGCAGCCGCCGGCGGCACCCGGCGGGCGCGCCATGCTGATGGGTTTCCCGCTGGTCGAGGCCGAGGACATGCCGGACATCGCGCCGGGCGAGACGCCGATCGCCTTCGGCGATTTCCAGCGCGGCTATCTGGTGGTCGACCGCACGGGCGTGCGCGTGCTGCGCGACCCGTATTCCGCCAAGCCCTACGTGCTGTTCTACATCACCAAGCGCGTCGGCGGCGGGGTCCAGGATTTTGACGCGATCAAGCTGCTGAAGTTCGGCACGGCCGGCGAGCCGTAAGCGCGGGCGCCCCTCCTGCGCCCGGAATTGCGCCGGGCAAGGCCGTGCCGCGACGGCCCCGGTTCTCCCTGCCGGGGCCGTCATCCTTTCCGACAATCCCGAGAATGCGAGGGTCCGCATGACGCTTTTCCGCACCGTGGCTCCCGCGGCCGAGCCGGTCACGCTGTCCGAGGCGAAGCGGACGCTGCGCCTCGACCACGACAGCGAGGACGAGCTCATCGCCGGGCTGATCCGCGCCGCGCGCGAAGAGGTGGAAGCCTCGTGCGGGCTGGCGCTGATCGACCAGGACTGGCGGCTGTGCCTCGACCGGCTGCCGCGCACTGGGCGCGTTCTGCTGCGCCGGCACCCGGTGCGGACCGTCATCTCGGTGACGGTCTACGGCGCGGACGGCGAGGCGTCGCTGGTCGATCCGGGCACGTACCGCCTCGACGCCGCCAGCCGGCCGGCGCGGCTGCATTTCCTCGCGGCGCTTTCGCCCGGCGTGGCGATGAACGGCATCGAGATCGACTTTTCCGCCGGCTTCGGCGAGGCGGGCACGGACGTGCCGGACCTCCTCAAGCGGGCGATGCTCGTTCTCGTCGCGCACTGGTTCGAGTTCCGGGCGAGCTTTGCGGCGAGGGAGCAGCCCGTCTCGTTCCCGCCGGGCTACGAACGGCTGATCGCGCCGTGGCGCGCGCGGAGGCTGTGACGATGCAGGCCGAATTCATCGATCCCGGCGCGTTCCGGCACGAGCTGGCGCTGGAAAGCGCGACGCTGACCGCGGACGGAGCCGGCGGCCATGCGGTGAGCTGGAGCGAGGTGGCGACGCTCTACGCCCGCATCGAGCCGGTTTCGGCGGCGAGCCGCTTCGGCGCCGACCAGACGCTGGAGACGGTGACGCACCGCATCACCCTGCGCCATCGCAATGGCATCGCCAGCGGCATGCGCTTCACGCGGCTGGGGCGCGCCTTCGAGATCATCACGGTGCACGACCCGGACGAGACCGGACGCTATCTCGTCTGCCGGGTGCGGGAGGAGGGGGTATGAAGGTGACGTTGAAGCTGACGCTGGACGGGCTGATGCGAGCGCTGAGGGCGCATGCGCACCGGAAGGCGGAGGAGGTCGAGGCCGCGCGGTCCGCCGCGAACAGCCGCGTCATCCCCCTCCGGCCCGTCAGGCAGCGGAGGAAGACGACGGAAAGGGACGACGATGGCCGCGGCGATTGAACTGCAGAAGGCGGTGTTCGCGGCGCTGGCCTCCGATGCCGCGCTGGTGGCGGCGCTCGGCGGCGAGCCGCGCATCCACGATCACGCGCCGGCGAGCGTTCCCTTCCCCTATCTCACCTTCGGCCGCGTCTCCGTCCACGACTGGAGCACGGCGACCGAGGAGGGAAGCGAGCATGTCTTCACCATCCATGTCTGGTCGCGGGCGAAGGGCAAGTCGGAGGCGGTCGCGATCATGGAAGTCGTCCACCGGCGGCTGCATGACGCCGACCTCGATCTCGACGGGCATGCGCTCGTCAACCTGCGGGCCGAAACGCAGGACATCCGCTTCGACGACGACCATGGCGTCTATCACGGCGCGGTGCTGTTCCGCGCCGTGACCGAGCCGGTCGCCTGAACGCTTCATCTCAATTCAAGCATAGAGGAGGCTCGCTGTGGCGGCACAGAAGGGCAAGGATCTTCTGTTGAAGATCGACAATGGCGGCGGCTTCGTCACGGTGGCCGGCCTGCGCACCAAGCGGCTCGCCTTCAACAGCGAGACCGTCGACGTGACCGACGCGGATTCGGCCGGGCGCTGGCGCGAGCTTCTCGGCGGGGCGGGCGTGCAGCGCGCGGCGCTGAGCGGCGCCGGCATCTTCAAGGATGCGCAGTCGGATGCGCTGATCCGCACCGGATTCTTCTCGGGCACGATCGCCGACTGGCAGCTCGCCATCCCGGATTTCGGCACCGTGCAGGGGCCGTTCCAGATCACCGCGCTCGAATATACCGGCAATCACGACGGCGAGGTGACGTTCGACATCGCGCTGGAATCGGCCGGCGCGCTGAGCTTCATGGCCGCCTGATGCCGGCGAACAGGAGACGCGGCGAGATCGCCGCAACGATCGACGGGCGCGAGCGCATCCTGTGCCTGACGCTGGGCGCGCTGGCGGAGTTGGAAAGCGCCTTCGCGGTGGACGATCTCGGCGCGCTGGCGCAGCGTTTCTCGACGGGCAGGCTGTCCTCGCGCGACCTGATGCGGGTCGTGGGCGCGGGCTTGCGCGGCGGCGGCATGGCGGTGAGCGACGACGAGGTCGCCGCGATGAAGGCCGAGGGCGGCGCGGTCGGCTTCGCGGCGATCGCGGCCGAGCTGCTGGCGGTGACGTTCGGGGCCGAGCCCGGCGAGAGGAAGAGCGGGGAGGGACGGGCGGACCCTTGACGCCCGCAGCAGGCGAGGCGCGCCGGTTTCCCTGGGACGAGCTGATCGGCCTGGGGCTGGGCCTGCTGCGGCTTGCGCCGCGCGACTTCTGGAGCGCGACGCCGCGCGAGATGGCGCATGTGCTGCGCAGCCTCGGCATCGACGGCGGGGGCGGCCCGCCCGGTCGGCGGAGCCTCGATGCGCTGATGGCCCTCTATCCCGACAACAAGGAGACGTGAGCGATGGCGGAAAGTCCGGCACCGGTCGAGATCAGGCTGGAGGCCGATGCGCGGCCGTTCGCCGATGCGCTTGCCAATCTGGAGAAGCTTGCTGCCTCGTTCGGCAACCAGCTCTCCGGCGCGCTGAAGGACGCGACCGTCAGCGGCAGGTCGCTCGACGACATGCTGCGGCGCATCGGCATGAACCTGGCCGGCATGGCGCTGTCGCAGGGCTTGCAGCCGCTGAGCAACCTGACGTCGGGCCTGCTTTCCGGCCTGCTGCGCGGCGTGACGCCCTTCGCCAAGGGGGGTGTCGCCTCCGGCGTCATCCCGTTCGCCTCGGGCGGCGTGGTGAGCGCGCCGACATACTTTCCGATGGGGCGCTCGGTCGGGCTGATGGGCGAGGCGGGCGCGGAGGCGATCCTGCCGCTCCAGCGCGGCGCGGACGGGCGGCTGGGCGTGGCGGCCGGCGGCGGCAGAGGGGCGGTCAACGTCGTGTTCAACGTCACGGCCGCGGATGCGGCGTCGTTCCGCAAATCCGAAGCGCAGATTACCGGCATGCTGGCGCGCGCCGTCGCGCGCGGATCGCGCACTCTGTAGATGTTTTTACGCAGTTCCGGACGGAAAACCGCGTCGCACTTTTCCTGGAATTGCTCCTAGCGGAGGCAGACATGGACAGCTTTCACGAGGTCCGCTTTCCGGTCGCCGTCTCGTTCGGCGCGACCGGCGGGCCGGAGCGGCGGGTCGAGATCGTCGCGCTCACCTCCGGGCGGGAGAAGCGCAATCTCCGCTTCGCGCAGTCGCGCCGGCACTTCGACGCCGGCACCGGCGTGCGCTCGCTCGACGACCTCTACGAGATCGTCGCGTTCTTCGAGGCGCGCCGCGGCTCCTGTCACGGCTTTCGCTTCCGCGATCCGTTCGACATGAAGTCGTGCGCGCCGGGGGCGGCGGTGTCGCCGGGCGACCAGGTGCTGGGGACCGGCGACGGCGAGACCGCCGCATTCCAGCTGGTCAAGCACTATGGCGAGGGTGGGGACGCCTACCGGCGCACCATCGCGAAGCCCGTCGAGGGCAGCGTGCGCGTGGCGGTCGCCGGCGTCGAGCAGTCCGCGCCGGATGCGTTCAGCGTCGATCACGCGACCGGGATCGTGACCTTCTCGCCGGGCGCGGTTCCGCCGCCGGGTGCCGGGGTGACGGCGGGCTTCGAGTTCGACGTGCCGGCGCGCTTCGACGCCGAGCGCATCGCCATCAGCCTGTCGGGCTTCAAGGCCGGGCAGATCCCCTCCATTCCGATCGTCGAGATCGAACCATGAGCGATTTTTCTTCCGATTTTCGCGCGCATCTCGAACGCGACTGCACGACGCTGTGCCATTGCTGGCGCGTGACGCGCCGGGACGGCCGCGTCTTCGGCTTCACCGACCATGACAGGCGGCTGACCGTCGCGGGGCAGGACTACGAGCCGCAGAGCGGCTTCAGCCAGACCGAGGCGCGCGCGTCGTTCGGCATGGCGGTCGATGCCGTCGATGTCGAGGGGGCGCTGTCTTCGGACGTCCTGACCGAGGCGGACATCGCCGCCGGCCTCTACGACGGGGCCGTGGTGGAGACGCTGTTGGTCAACTGGCGGGAGCCGGTGCAGTTCGCGCCGGTCCGCAAGGCCGCCATCGGCAGGATCGTGCGGGCGGACGGCCGCTTCGTCGCGGAGCTCGAAAGCGTGGCCGCAAGCCTCGACCGGCCGAACGGACGCTATCTGCGCCGCGGCTGCGACGCGCGCCTCGGCGATGCACGCTGCGGGGTGGACCTCGGCAGCGGCAACTACAGCGGCGCGGGCGAGGTGCTTGCCGTCACCGCACCGGGGCGGATTCGCGTCGGAGGGCTGTCCTCCTTCGGGGCGGGGTGGTTTGCCTTCGGCGAGATCGTCTTTGCCGGCGAGGCATGGGCCGGGCGTCCGGTGCCGGTGGTCGAGCATGTGAGGGAGGCAGACGACGTCTATCTCACCCTGCCGGCGGACGGGGCGATGCCGTCGCCGGGCGCGGCGTTCACCATCGTCGCCGGTTGCGACAAGCGGTTCGCGACCTGCAAGGCGAAGTTCTCCAACGCCCTGAACTTCAGGGGCTTTCCGCATCTTCCGGGCAACGATGCCGCCTATGCCTATGTCACCGACGGCATGGTGTTCGACGGCGGAGCGCTGGTGGAATGACCGGGCAGGAGACCGCATCGCCGACCGCTGCCGCGATCCTCGCCGAGGCGAAGACCTGGCTCGGCACGCCCTATCGCCATCAGGGCTCGCGCAAGGGCGTGGGCTGCGACTGCCTCGGCCTCGTGCGCGGCATCTGGCGGGCGGTCTACGGGCAGGAGCCGGAGGCGCCCGGACCCTATTCGCCCGACTGGGCCGAGGCGGGGAGCGGCGATCCGCTGCTCGATGCCGCGCAGCGGCATTGCAGGGAGAAGCCTGCCTCGGCGATGGTGCCGGGCGACCTCATCGTCTTCCGCTGGCGCGCGCATCATGCGGCGAAGCATCTGGGCATCGCCACCAGCGCCGACCGCTTCCTGCACGCCTATGAGGGCCATGCCGTGATGGTGTCGCCGCTCATCCCGCAATGGCGGCGCAAGATCGCCGGCGTCTTCGCCTTTCCCGATCTCGGATAGGACATGTCCACAGTCATCCTGCAATCCGCCGGTGCGTTCATCGGCAGCATCTTCGGCCCGGTCGGCAGCGCCATCGGCTCGGCGCTCGGCGCCATGGCGGGCTACGCCATCGACCGCAGCCTGATCGAGAGCACGAGGCGCATCGAGGGGCCGCGTCTTTCCACGATGCGGCCGTTCCTGGCCGAGGAAGGCGCGCCGATCGCGCGCGTCTACGGCACGGCGCGGGTGAGCGGCAACATCATCTGGGCGACCCGCTTCGAGGAGGCCCGCCATTCGGAGCGGCAGGGCGGCAAGGGCGGCGGCCCCAAGGTGACGACCTACAGCTATTTCGCCAACGTCGCCTTCGCGCTGTGCGAGGGCGAGATCGCCTGCGTGCGCCGCGTGTGGGCCGACGGGCGCGAGCTCGACCTCGACGAGGTGACGCTGCGCGTCCATCGCGGGAGCGAGGACCAAGAGGCCGATCCGCTGATCGAGGCGAGGCAGGGCATGGGCAACGCACCGGCCTATCGCGGCGTCGCCTATGCCGTGCTGGAGCGCTTTCCGCTCGGCGACTACGGCAACCGCATCCCGCAATTCCAGTTCGAGGTGATCCGGCCGGCCGGGCGCCTTCACCGCCAGATCCGGTCGGTGGCGCTGCTGCCCGGATCGACCGAATACGGCCTGCTGCCGCGCCCCGCCACCTACAGGGCAGGGCCGGGCGACACCCGCGCGCTCAACCGCAACATGCTGCACGCACCGTCCGACATCGTCGCCTCGCTCGACGAGTTGCAGGCGCTGTGCCCGAACCTTGAGGAGATCGCGGTGATCGTCGCCTGGTTCGGCGACGACCTGCGTGCAGGCGCCTGCACGCTGCGGCCGAAGGTGGTGGACAACGCGTCCTCCGGCTGGTCGGAAGCGTGGCGGGTCTCCGGCCTGACGCGGCAGCAGGCATCGACGGTGAGCGTCGTGGACGGGGCGTCGAGCTATGGCGGGACGCCTTCCGACGCCTCGGTGGCGGCGTGCATCGCCGAGATAAGGAGGAGGGGGCTTAAGGTTGCGCTCTATCCGTTCGTTATGATGGACGTCGCGCCCGGCAACGCGCTTCCCGATCCCTATGGCGGCGAAAGCCAGCCGGCCTTTCCCTGGCGCGGCCGCATCACCTGCGATCCGGCGCCGGGGCAGGTGGGGACGGCCGACAGGACGGGCGCGGCGCGGACGCAGGTGACGTCGTTCTGCGGGTTCGCGATGCCCGGCAACTTTCCGGTCTCCGGCGGTGCGGTGGGCTTTTCCGGCTCCGGCTCGGACTGGGGATACCGGCGCTTCGTGCTGCACTACGCCCACCTGGCCGGGGCGGCCGGCGGCGTCGACACCTTCCTCATCGGTTCGGAACTGAGGGGGCTGACCACGCTGCGCGACGAGACGGGGGCGTTCCCCTTCGTCGCGGCGTTGCGCCAGCTTGCAGGGGAGGTGAGGTCCATTCTCGGCCCGCACGCCGACATCACCTACGGCGCGGATTGGAGCGAGTATTTCGGCCACCAGCCGGACGACGGCTCGGGCGACGTCTGCTTCCACCTCGATCCGTTATGGTCCGATCCGGCGATCAGCGCGGTCGGGATCGACAACTACATGCCGCTCTCCGACTGGCGCGACGGCGACTATGCCGGCGGCAACCCGGACGGGTTTCGCGGACCCTACGACCCGCAGGGCCTGCGCGGCCAGATCGCGGCGGGCGAGGGGTTTGATTGGTACTATGCCGGGACGGCGGCCCGCTACGCGCGCGTCCGTTCGCCGATCTCGGACGGCGCTCATGACAAACCGTGGGTGTTCCGGCCCAAGGACCTCGTCTCGTGGTGGCAGAACCGGCATTATGACCGCGTCGGCGGCGTCGAGGCACCGGCACCCACGGCATGGCAGCCGGGCTCGAAGCCAATCCGCTTCACGGAGCTGGGTTGCCCCGCCGTGGACAAGGGGCCGAACCAGCCGAACGTGTTTCCCGACGCCAAGTCGTCGGAGAACGCGCTGCCCCATTTCTCCTCGGGCGGCCGCAGCGATCTGGCGCAGGCGCGCTTCCTGCAGGCGCATTTCGACCACTGGAACCCGGAAAGCCCGTATTTCGCGCCGGAATCCAACCCCGTCTCCCCCGTCTATGGCGGCCGGATGGTCGATACGGCGGGCATCTGCGTATGGGCTTGGGATGCGCGGCCGTTTCCGGCCTTTCCGGCGCTCGCCGCGACATGGCGCGACGGCGACAACTGGCATCGCGGCCACTGGCTGAACGGCCGGCTCTCGACCGTGCCGACCGGCGATCTCGCCGCGGCGATCCTGGCGGATCACGGGCTCGAAGGCATCGACGCGACGCAGGCGGGCGGCAGTGTCGCCGGATATGTCGTCGATGCGCCGACGACCGCGCGGGCGGCGCTGGAGCCTCTCGCCGATCTCTGCGGCCTCGGCGTCCGCGACGACAACGGCACGCTGCTGCTCTACGACGGGATGCTGACGGGCGCGACCACCGTCGAACTGCCGGCGCTGGTCGTCGAGGAGGGCGGTACGACCGTGGAGCGCACCCGCGCCACCGACCGGGACGTGCCGCGCGAGGTCGAGCTCGCCTTCGCCGATCCGTTCCGGGACTATCAGTCGGCGATCTCGCGCGTCGCGCAACCCGGCGAGGTCGGCGGCGCCAGCGAGACGCTGGCCTTCCCGGGATGCCTCGAGGCGGGCGCGGCCGAGGCGCTTCTGTCGGACTGGGCGCAGCGCCGCCGCGCGGCGCGCGAGACGGTCGGCTTCTCGGTGCCTGCGGCACAGGTCGATGTCGCGCCGGGGGCGCTGGTGTCGCTTCCGGGCGAGGCCGCCATGCGCGAATACCTCGTCACGGAAGTCGAGGTGGGGCTGACCAGACGGGCGAGCGCGCGCGGCATTGCGCGCGCCATGCCGACGCCCTGGCGCTCCGGCCTGATGGCGCCGACGGTCGCGCGACCGGCGCTCGTCGGTGCGCCGCACGCGCTGCTGCTCGATCTGCCGATGCTGCCCGGCGCGACGGCCGCGCACGAGCAGTTCAAGGTGGCGGCATTCGCCCGCCCGTGGCGCAGCCAACTCGTCTATTCCTCGCCGCAGGAGGCAGGCTACGTCCATGCGGCGACGGTGCCGGCGCCGGCGGTCCTCGGAGAGATCGTTTCGGCCTCGGCGGGCATGTTCGAGGGGCGGATCGACCGTGTCGGGACAATCACCGTCGCGCTCTATGGCGGGGCGCTGGCGAGCGTGGCGAAGACCGCACTCCTCAACGGTGCCAACACGGCGGCGATCCGTGCCGACAACGGCGCATGGGAGATCGTGCAGTTCGGCGAGGCCGAGGAGGTCGCGCCCGCCGTCTGGAAGCTGGGCGCGCTGCTGCGCGGGCAGCTCGGAACGGTGGATGCCGCGCGGGCGGGAGCCTCGCCCGGCGCGCCCTTCGTGTTCCTCGACGAGGCGGTGGTGAAGGCGGGGCTGATGCCGGAGCAGGCCGGCATCGCCCTGAACTGGCGGATCGGGCCAGCGGGAAAGGATTTCGGCGGGCCGAACTTCCTGACGCTCGTCGCCGCCGGAGGCATCAGGGCGCGGCTGCCGCTATCGCCGGTGCATCTGCGGCTGGCGCGGCGACCGAACGGCGACGCCGAGCTGAAATGGGTCCGGCGCGGGCGCATCGACGCCGATTCCTGGCTCGGCGAGGAGATACCGCTGGGCGAGGAGAGCGAGCGCTATCGCATCGAGATCGCGCCCTCCGCCGGCGCAGCCGTCCGCACGGTCGAGACGACCGAGCCGCGCTGGACCTATGCCGCCGATCTCGTCGGCGCCGACTTCCCGGGCCGCCCGGCGGAAATCGACATCACCGTGCGCCAGATCGGCGCCGGGGCGGGCGCGGGCCTCCCGGCGCGCAAGACCTTCATCCTCACCTGAAGCCCTCACCGGAGACATCGTCATGGAACTCTTCAAGCCGTGGTATCTTTCGCGCACCATCTGGGCCTCCGCCGTCGCGGTGGCGGCGACGCTGGCGGGCGCGGTCGGCTTCCCGATCGACAGCACGGACGTGGCGGCCCTGCCCGACGCGATCCTCCAGGCCATCGCGGCCGTTGCCGGCGTGGTGGCCATCCTCGGCCGGATTTCCGCCCGCGACCGCATCGGCTAGCATATCGGACCCGACAAACCGCCCGCGGAGCGAAGGACGTGGGCGCTTCTCGGCAAATCCGATGCGAAACCAAAGAAATAGGGCGGCGGGGCGGCTTTGTGCGCGCATCTGCCGCCCGGCTGTGCTTACCCTGTTTGCGATTGTTCATTTCGCGTTCAGCGGCAGTGCGCTAGAAACGCTGGCATGAAAACGTTCCGCACCTTCCTGTCCGCGCTCATCGCCAGCCTCGCGCTGGCCGGCTCGCTCGCGTCGCCGGTGACCGCCGCGCCCGACTGCCACGCGATCGGCCAGCGCTATGCCGCGCAGGCCGGCGGCCAGCTGGCGCGCGCGACGCCCGAGGTGCGCGGCGGCCAGCAGGTCTGCGTCATCGTCGTGCTCATGCCGGCGAGGGACGGGCAGCGGCCGCGCCGCAACGAGATCGTCGTCCCCGCCGGCTGACGCCGCCGGCGAATCCGGGCATAGTCGCCGAAGGTCGTTCCAGAGGAGCGGAAAAGCGC